CGCGGTTGTCGGTGCGGATCTTGGCGTCCGGGAAAAGGGTCTTGAACTCCTTGCCCTGGACGATGTTGCGGACGTCGCGACCGAAGGTCGTTGCGAAGTCGCCGTTGTAGGATGCCGAGATGACGTTTTTCTCGGGATTGCGCGCCATGTACCAGGCGGGAAAGCGTCGAGTGGACAGCTCCGACTTGCCGTGTCGCGGCGGAGCGAACAGCATCAGTCGCTTGATCTCGCCGCGCTCGACCGCTTCCAGCTTCTGGGCAACCAGGTGGTGGAACGGATCGGCGTAGTATTTGTGGAGCGTGTACTCGGTGAAGTCGATGAGGTGCTCGCGGCCCCTCTTGCGACGCAGGAGTTCGGCCGCCGCCTCCTCGGGGGAGACGTCGATCAGATTTTGCATGTTCTCTTGAAGGTTGGAGACGCGGGCTGGAGTCGAACCAGCCTCCGCGGAGTTGCAGTCCGCTGCCTGGCCGCTCGGCCACCGCGTCAGAAGAAGATGACCCCACGCCCTCTGGCCAAGAGGATCGTCCTGTTAATTCAGGACTTAGTATTGCGGTCGACCGCCACCGGGTAACTTGCGCTTCCGGCTGCCGCGGTCGATCCCGTCAGGGGGCTTGTTCTCTTCGATTACTTGATGTTGAGCTTGGCCGCGTCGTACTGCGCGAACACGCCCTTCAGCCAGTGGCCGACCTTGCCCTTCATCGTGAAGGAGTCGCCGGTCTTGGCGTAGTTGGCGAACGACGTGGCCGCAGCCTCGACGTACTCGGTGGCGCGCTCGTCGAGCTTGGCGATGTCGATCAACGCGGTGCCGGTCTTCAGGGCTTCAGTCGACACGTTGAGGCCGGCGAAGAATGCGGCGTCGTTCGTGTGGTTCTTGACGATGAAGTGGCGCGAGCCGGTCAGGATCTTGGAGGCACCCTCGATCTCGCTCAGCGATTGGACCGTGCTGCCGATGACATGCATCACAGTCACGTTCATCTTGCCGTCCTCGACCATGGAGAGCAGGCCGATCTCGCTGAGCAGGGTCAGCGTGGGCGTCAGCAGGCCGGCTTGGATGTCGATCACGGTGACGGGGCTGGTGGGCAGCGAGTCGAACACCTTGATCTGGCCGTCCGAGCTGGAGAGGTCGATGACCTCGGTCACGTCCGGGTGGAAGCGCTTGAGGTTGCCCTCGGGCATTTGCGTGTCGATCGCTCGGGCATCGACGCCCTGAGCCTTGAAGTAGTCGAGCACGGTGCGTGCAACGACAGTCTTGCCAACGCCGCCCTTGTCGGCGCCGACGATAACCAGGTGGGGGAGACCCATTTTCATTTCCTCTTTGATGGTGATGGTTGGGACCGGAACGATCGGCGGAGGCTCGGGCTGGATCTCTCGCTTCGTCTCGGAAAAATTTCGCGCCTGCTGGAGGCTGACCTCCAGCTGCTCACGCCTCTGCTGGCGGATGCTTTCGGTGACGCCTTGGGCGCGGCGTCGATCGAAAGTCATCTGGCGCTGCCTCAGTGGACTGTGCTGTCGGTCTTCTTCGCCGGGGGCTGCCGCGGTGCTGCGGCCTGGCCCGCGATCTCGAGGAGTTGCTCCTCGGTCATCTCGTTGGCCGGCTTGGTGACGTTCAGGTTTGTGGTGTTCTCGTCCTTCTGGGCGAGGTAGTTCTTTCCGAGGAAGATGGCGGCGGGCGCGTTCTTGTCGGCGAGTGCGAGCTGCTTGCGGCGCAGGGAGACCTTCGCGTGCATCAGTCCGTCGTCCCAGGACTCGCGCGCCTCGGGATACTCACCGAGGAAGGTCGAGAAGGTCTTCTTGCAGACGCCGAGCACGGCGGCGGCTTCGTCCTGGGTGCAGAACAGCTTGCCCAGTTCGCCGAGCGTACGGAGCGTATCCTCGTCCGGCTGGAGCTTGGTGTTGCGGCGCTTGATCGGCCGCGAAAGGACTTCGTCGAGGAAGGCGGTCTCTTTGCCCTCCTTCTCGGCGGCGGCATCGGCGGCAGCCTTACGGGCAGCAGCCTCCTCCTTCGTCGGGCGACCCCGACGACGTTTTTCTTCAGCCATGTTCTTGTTCTTCTTCTTGGCTAGTGCAGGACGGTGACGATCTCGTCGTCAGCGAGGTTCCGCATGTCGATGGTGACGTAGATGCCGTCAGGCGGCATCACGAAACCGATCGAGACGGCTTCCTTCGGCTCCTCGGTGTAATCGCCATCATTGTCGTAGAGGTCGATCGGGAGCGTGAAGCCATTCTCGTGAACCGCAGTGCGGTTTCGTAGATCGAAGGTGAAGGCCATCAGTCACTCAGGCCGGCGAAGGCCTGGTCGACCCACTTGCGGATCTCCTGACGCGGCGCTGCTCCCGTCTTCATGGAAGTGACGATGCCGTCCTTGACGGCGACGAGCGCCGGCACCTGGCCGACCTTGAAGCGCTGGGTGACTGACACGCAGTGCTCGACGTCAGCTTTCAGGAAGGTGACCTTGCCGGCCATCTCCTTCTCGACGGCTTCGAGCATCGGCGTCATCGCCTTGCACGGCTGGCACCAGCGTGCCTCGAACTTGATGACCACTGGCCCCTTGGCTTCGAGGACGTCGGCGGAGAAGGAGCTGTCGGTTACGGATTTCATCGTGAGAAGATTTTCTTGAGTGAGGAGATGCCCGCGACACCGCAGATCGTCAGGACGATTTGAACCTGCATGGTGTCGTAGGGCGCGGGGAGCGCGGCTATCTTCCAGCTGCCTACCTGATGGCCAAGCAGCGGGATGGAGTCGAAAACGACTGCCGCGACGTGGAAGAAGAGAACTGCGAAGGCGACGGGGACCATCCAGGCCGTGAACCAGTGCTCACGGTCATCCTTGCGCATGTCAGCTGCCATGCGGGCGACCTCGACCTTGTACCGCAGCTCCGCCACGTTGAGCGTGACGTCGCCACCGACTGCGGTCTTGAACTTCTCCAGGTCAGCGTCAGTCTTCTTGCCGAGCCAGTCGAGGAATGAGGTCCCGAGCTTCGGGATCAACCCCATGAGGATCGAGAACAACATTGGTGTGCTTTCAGAGTGACGCGGCCAGGATGAACAGCTCGTCGAGATCCTCTTCCGTCTTTTCGAGGAAGTCCTTGCAGGCGATCATGAGCGGGTTGTTGCGCTCGAACATCGTCGAGTAGTGCCAGCTGTCCTGGACGGTGATGTCCTGGGCATTGACATAGTCCTCGACTTGCTGGCGGAGTCCGATCATTGACAGGGCCAGCCGGATCTGCCGCGGCGTCACAGCAGCGATCGGCTTTGGCCTGAAGGTGTAGACCTGCTCGACAACACCTTGCGCGTTGCGGGCGAACGTCATGCTGACCGTGATCTTGTCGCCCGGGATTACCGCTGGCGTGACCTTGTAGATATTTTCTGCCGCGAGTTGCGCGTCCGACCAAAGCTCGACGATCTGCCAGGGGTGCAGAATTTTGCCATTGGCAATGCTCTGCCCCCACTCCAGCTTTTCGAACACGTTCGGAGACGTCTCGCGGACAACGATCTTGTCCACGTTTAACTCCATTGAAGATTGAAGGATGCGTTGGCGCCTGGATTGCCGTACTGAGCGACAGTTCCAAAGCCACCAAGCGTGCTGTAGCCGCCAGCGCCACCAGATCCGCAGACCAGCGTGTAGACATCGCCAGGCTTGGGAGCGCCGGGAGAACCGTAGGTCCACCTCGACTGCACCAATCCGCCGTTGCCGCCACTTGGCGCCTGAGCGCGCTGGCCGGCGAAGTCCATATAGGCGCCTGTGCCGCCTGCGTTGCCGCCTCCAGTGGTGTTCTGCAGGTTGCCGTTTGATGCACCGCCTGGATTGCCAGGCGATCCGCCACCCGCATTACTGTCGGAGTTGCCCGCGCCTGTGCCGCCGAAGGCGTAGATCGTGGCCGCTGCCCCGGAGAAGTAGGATGTCTCGCCGGTACCGCCCCAGTATTGGTTGACACCATACTGATGCTGACCGACGCCACCGCCGCCACCGCCGGCTCCCCAGAGGGTCGCAGTGAGCACGTTGTACTCGGGGATGACGATGCTTTGGGTGCCGTAACCGTAGCTGTTCGAGCCAGGAACGACGGGCAGGCGCGTGACCGGGATGATCCGCCTGAAGGGAAGGATGAGCGACATTAGCCGAACTTCCAAGCTGCCGCCGAGACGGTGGCGTTATCCCAGAGGCCGATGCCACTGAAGAACAGCGCATGCTGACCGCCAGTCGTGGTCACCGATGGCGCAGTGTTGTTCGCCCAGATGACTCCTCCGGACCAGCTGACGGTTCGGCCGCCGGTCACGTCCTGGATCAGATCGAGCTCGATGGGCTTGCCGTCCTTGACGTTGGAGAAGCTGATGGCGACGTTGCCCACCAGCACGCCCTTGAAGCGGAAGCCGTTGTTGCAGTTGATCGTCACCGCGCCGGATATGTTGCCGAGGTCCACCCACTGCGCAGCTGCGTATGCAGCGTCGACCTGAACGAGGCCCGCGTTGGTGTTGTTGCGGACTTCCGACGTGGTGGCGATGTTCTTCGCCGCGGCGCCGCCAAGCGCGTTGCGCGCCGCTGCAGCGTCCGTCGACTTCAGAAGCGTCTTGCCGATGTCCGTGGCGTCACTGATCTGCGCCGCGGCGTGCGTGTGGTTGACCGGCGCCTTTTCAGCATCCAGCTCGGCGATGGCATCCTGAACGTTCGACGCAGCGACGTTTGTGGTCGCAACGAACGTGACGCCGGAAGCCGGCGGCGTTCCGATGGGGCCAGCCGGTCCCTGAATGCCCTGGTCACCCTTCGGGCCGATCGGGCCCTGGATGCCCTGATCACCTCTCGGGCCCTGAATGCCTTGGATGCCCTGAGGGCCGGGATCTCCCTTGTCGCCCTTCGGACCAACGGGACCTTGGATACCTTGCGGACCCTGGAATCCCTGAATGCCAGGCAAGCCCACTGGACCCGCCGGACCTCGATCTCCCGGAGGGCCTCGGAAGGGTCCGATGTCGACCCACTGACCGCCCGACCAGGCCCAGCCATGGCCGTTGTCTCGGCTGAGCCAGGTGTCGCCGTCGCTGGCGCCTTCCGGCAGATAGAGCGTGCTATCGACGGCGCCCTTCAGCGTGATGCCCTGCCCGATGTCGCCCTTGTCGCCCTTGTCGCCCTTCGATCCGTTGAAGCCTCTCGGCCCAACGTCGCCCTGCGGCCCCTCAAGGTCGGGGAACATTTCGATGAACTTCGCGAGCGAGACCGTCTTGCCGAAGTTGTTGATCTTGACGTCGATGGTGACGTCGTCCTCGCTCGGACCACCGGGAGTGCCGACAGGCGCCTGCTCATCGGCGAGAGCGATCTGTTTGTTGAGCAGGAAGTACTTCGCTCCGAGATCAGTGAGCGGGACGATGGAGTCCTTGGCATAGGTGGCATCACCGATCGTGATGCCGTTCAAGGCGATGACCTTGTAACGTTTGGTGCTCATTGTTCTTCTTTTTCTTTGGCGCCGGTGTAGGGAGTCGAACCCTCGGACCTTGGTTTTGGAGACCAGGCCACCCCCACGGGCTCACCGACGCATGTGTTGAAACTCGCCCATCTCCGATTTCTTCAAGCGACGGTCAGACCAGTCGTCGGTACGCAGGGGTGCGTGCGCCTTGCGGCTTATGGTTCGGTCGGCGGGTTGCCCATGTGCCCGCATCTCTTCCTCGAAGGAGTACTTTGCCACCTGCTATGGATGGTCGCTCAGTGGCGCGACGGGAGGCCGTTCCGTCCTCGACCGAAAGATGGTGCCAGGACGAGGCTTCGAACCTCGGCGCACGGTGTTTCAAACCGTAGCTCTACCAACTGAGCTATCCTGGCGACGGCCGGCGCCCATACGGTGCGCCTTTGACTATCCCCCAGGCATTGCCTAGCGGGGAGCCGCGAATGAGTGGGGATGGCGGTCAGCGCCTTGCCTGCTGCTCCCCGGCAGCGCCCTCCGCGAAGTCGCCTGACCAGGACGACCCGGAGGCCCGTACGCAATGACGGCAGCCGCGTGGTCGACGCAGGGCACTTGATGTCAGAGGCGAAAACGGGGCGCATCAGAATAGTGCCCGCCGCAGCATGTTGGCGGCGGGCGTGCTCACAGAGTGAGCGCTCGGCTGGACGCATGGCTCCAATTTACCAGCCACCCCTATGTCTTCAGGTGACGTCGGCTGGACCGAGGAAAAGCTCTGGCTTTGTTTGACCCGCACTTCGGGCCACCTCCCCTTTCGGGGTAGGAGGTTGCCAGCAACCTTCGGATAGCAAGAGCGGAGCGCCTCGTGTCGGATCTCAGGGCTCGTGGGGCGCCATCGCCATCGCGCAGTTCCTGCGCTGGATGCATGTCGCATCACCGCTCTTGGGGGCGTAACAGTTGGCTCGTGACCGTCGTCATCCCGCAGGACGAACGACTCCGATCCTTTCGACCTCGATCCGCATCACGCGGACCTCAAACGGTCGTCGGCGACTTACCATGGACCTCTTCGCCGATAGGCTGTGCGCTGTTAACCGCCGCCGCGTGTCATCACGAGCCATAAGGTGGGGTCGATCCAATCCAGAAGTCGATCGACCTGTGCCTCAACCGCATGCGTTCCGAGGATCAGTCGGGTTTGCGCTGGTGCGGAATTACGAGGACTACGGGGCTACTGGCTTACCCGTTAGAGCCGACACCCGTTACCGGGGCGGTGCGCCACCTTATGAGACCTTCCAGGTCATGATGAAGACCTGGCCGGTTTTCTGAACAATGATCGTCGTTGTGACCCAGTTGACGGAGCCGGCCGGATAGTTCGGCGTCCCGGAGATCACACCTGTGCTCGGGTCGATCGACAGGCCGGTCGGCAGCAGGATGCCTTGGCAGCCCAGATTCGTTGCATCACCGACAACAGTCGGCGCCAGACGCATCGAGACCTTGTTCGCGATCTCGACCGTTGCAGGATACGACACAGACGTCGTCGGCGCAGGAGCTGGCGCAGGTGCGGGAGTTGGAGCTGGTGCAGGAGCAGCCTGCTGGGCTCCACCTGTGTACTTGTCGACCGTAGCCATGAGGGGCTTGGTGGATGACAGATTGAACATCAGGCCGAACCGTCCTTCGGCGCCGGCCTTGTCAGGCTCGTCGATCAGCGCGTAGAGGTCGATCCATTCGATGAACGAGTACTGCGAAAACTTCGCCAGCATCGCGTCCAGGTTCGAGTTGCAGGTCGCCATCGTTGCAGACGTCGAGGTGTTCACGAACGATGCGTCGTAGATCTCAGCGCCGTTGATCTCGTTGATGACGACGGGAATGCCGTAGCTTGACAGCTTGGTGAACAGGTTGAAGTTGGGACGAACGCCGCCCCAGTAGTTCGTCGGGTCGACGCCGGCATGCTCGTAATAGTGATAGCCGAGCACATCAACCTTGACGCCGCTCGACTTCACGAAGTCGATGAAGCCGAACATCGTCGAAGTGGTGCCGACGATGCGCCGAAGGTTTCGACCGGTCTCACGACGAACCTGCTCGATCGCGTCCGACATCCCCCTCAGGAGATTGGCGTACTCGACCATCGAGGGATATGCAGCGAACTCAGACGCGGTCCATCCCTTTCCGAACAGCGGCGAGCCGCTTGCGTCGTGGACGGTCAGATTGATCTCGTTGCCGAGTTCCCAGTCTCCCACTGCGGAGGCGAACTGCCGAACGAAGGCCAGGGTCCGATTGTAGCCCTGAGAGTAGATCGCAGCAGCGTCGCCGGCAGGATACTTTCCGGCGTCGGTCTTGTCACCCCAGGTAAGCGGAAGCGCCAGAACCGGTTCAAGCGTAACGCCATACTTCGCGGCAAGGCTGACGAGCGATGCGAAGCGCGTCGCGACCCACGGGTCGGTGTCCGCCGCCAGCGGAATGGTCAGGCGATACCGCTTGAGTTTGTGCGAGGCGAGCGTCTTGAAGACGTCCTCGTCGCTGACCTGGCGGTAGGCGCCGGAGGCGAACATGGAGTGGCCGTTGACGCCGAGTTGCATTCTAGTTCCTTGGTGCGCGAGAGAAAAATAGGTGCCCGATGTTTTGCAGCTGAGCTGATTTGTCATCGGGCGCGGCGGGGTAAAGGAGGAGCAAACCCCCGCCGCAGTCGGGCCTTAGCAGTCGGTCGGCGCTCGATGTCGCCGCTCCCTGTTCTGTACTCCGAGTTATTGGATCACCACTTGCCGAAGATGCCTGCGCCGCCGATGAGGCCGCGGATCAGCGAGACTCCTCGCGTCAGGATCTTCGAGCCAGCGGTCGCGAAGATCGCGTAGCTGTTGGACCTGCGAGGTTCGATGATCGGATCGAACATCCAGATCTTCGCCGTGTTGTCGGTTCGGACCTCGGTCGCCGGCATCGTGCCGCCCTGCCAGATGTCGCCCTTGTCGCCAGAGACGTAGTCGGCGAAGGAAAACAACATGGAAGCGTCGATGAAGCGGATGTTGCCACCAGAGCTGTCCTCGAACCGGTTTCCACCGGAGATGACCTTGCAGTTCTCGTGCCCGGTGATGCAGTTGTTGCTCTGCGATCCGGCCGTCCGTCCCGCACCGACCGCGGTGGAGTTCAGAACGACCGCCGTCATGTCAGCGCCAGGACCATTGTGGAAGTTGTAGATGTCGACCCCGGATTGGATTCCGGAGCAGCCTTCCACCCAGACGAGACCGTTGATTCCGTCGAACGAGAACGCATTGCCCGTGTTGCGGCTGAACGAGCAGCGTCGCAAGGCAACCGTCTTGAGCGAGCCCCACAGCGCCGTAGCAGCGATCTGACAGGCACCGTCGAAGGCCCAACCATCACCAGCCGTCTCGCCGTCGAAGTAGACGTTGACAGGCGTGTTGAAGCTGGTCCAGGCGATGGCGCTCAAAGCGAGATTGAGGCGGACGTTGCTGTCGGTCGGATTGGAGCCGTCGAACGTCGAGATGTAGACGTTGGTGCCGTCCGAGTAGACCGAACCAGGGATGCGGTTGACGGCGGCGACGGACCCGACCGGAGTGTACCGGAGGGCGTACCCCATGCCGTCGAACATCTGCGGGTTCCAGGCAGACGCGAACGCCGACCGGGCCACAGCCCAGACATTCGGATTGCCGGTCAGAGCCGCGAACGTGCCCGTGTTCTGCGACCAGGTCATCGGATCGTAGATGCCGCCGCGATAGATGCCGCCCTTGGCGAGGTAGACGGTATCGACGGTCGGCTTGACCGTGATCTGTCCGCCGAAGACGCGGCGATGCTCTTCCACCACAGAGAGAACGTTGCCGACGATGGTGCCCGGCACCCCGCCCGTGTTGAGCGTGGTCTGGGCCTT